TAAGTTCATTGAGCTCTCTGATTGCATCTGCGCGGTCTTCTTCAATGTCGGCAATTGCTTCTAGAACTGCTTTTTCTTGCTCTGTTGCACCTATACTTGCTCTTCGTAATTCTATTTGCTTGTTAAATTCTTCTGTATTTGTTTTTAAGTCTGCTAACTGTGACTTGAACTCTTCTGCCTGTCGTTTAGTTATTCTAGCAAGTTCATCGGTGACTTTCTTTCGTTCTTTTTCTTCATCTGTTAACCTTTCACTTTCTTCTACTAGAGACGCGGTACTACCTGCTTGTCTGTCTACACTATCAATTGCATCGTTAATTGCTTTATCTGTACCTTCGAATGTTTTGTTAAGTGCAACTACTGCAACTCCTGTGGCAGCTGCAGCTCCTGCTAGTAAACCCCAACCAGCTGGCCCACTTAGTGCTAATAGAGCCGCTTGTGCTACAGCTTGTGCTTTTGTGGCTATTTGTAATGCTTGTATAGCCTTAACCATTTTAATAATGCTTGATATTGTTTAATTGCCAATACAGTACCTAGTACTATACCTAAGGCTGTTAAGTTCTCTGATACTAATGCAATTGCGCCTGCTATCTTACTGAATAAGCCAAATTGTGTTTCTAATTTACCTACTAGTATAGTGAACTCGTTACGAATCATTGTAAGTGATTCGCCTAATGTTACAGATGTTTTTCCAAATGTGTCTTCAATTGCGTCACCACTTTCTAATAGTGCATTAGCAATTATTTTAGCTGTAATTTTACCTTCACTTGCTAACTTCTTAAGTTCACCCCTAGGTTTACCCATTGCTTTAGCAAGTCTGTCCATTAAGTCAGAGTTAGTCTCGTTTAATGAACGGAATTCGTCACCTGCTAACTTACCACTAGCCATTGCTTGACCGAACTGTAAGATAGCACTACTGGCTTCTGTTGCTGTAGCACCGGAGTTCTTTAATGTTTTAGCAAACAGTTCTGTAACCCTAGCTGTTTCGCCTTGTGTTAAGTTAAGGTTTTCAGCACTTTTACTTAATCTAAAGTATAAGTCTGCTGTAGCACCTATGTCTGATCTAGTACTCTTAGCAATAGCGGCAACACTAGCAAATGCTTGTGCTGTGCCTTCTGCACTTCCTGTAACTGCTTTTAATTTATTTGTTATTTCTTGGAACTGGTTACCTAGGTCAAATATGCCTTTTGCTATCGCACCTGTGGCTAAAGCCTTTAATGCTGTTCCTACACCTTTAACGCCTTTTTGTGCGTCTTTGGTATCTAGTTGTAGAGTTGCTCTTATATTTGCGGCCATAATTGATTACCTATATTTTAGCGAATTCGCTTGTTAGTTCTCTACGCAAGTATACTAGACTGGGTTGTGTCATACCTTTTGGTGCTTGTTGACTGTATCCATCGTCAAGTCTTGCGGCATATGGATAAGCACCTGTAATAGTGAGTGTACGCTGATCGTACATAGTCTTGCTTTTAGCATTACCGGTATCTTTAGGAGTTACTTTCTTAAAGAAGATGTATGTACTTTTCATACTTGTATCAATTGCTTTATCGATATCTTTTTTAAGATCTTGTAGATCCTTTTTATTTACTTTTATTCCCACGAGCTTTATCCATTATTAATTGTAATTCGTCTTGTGTATATTCTTCTGCTATATCATATGTACCAGCTTGTTTGCGTTGCTGTTTGTTCTGATATTTTGCACTTATATCATACACATTTAAATCAAAAGTATTCGCTTTAGTTAGTACTTCGGAGGGTAATAATCCATACCGTTCACCAAGTGCGTCTAACATTAATATATACGAGAATAACGCACTATCCTCCTTTAATGAACTACCGGTTACTTTCCCAGCTGTTCTACAACTTTGTTAACACATTTTAGCATAATACTACCTGGTAATACTAAACCATCTTGCATAACTGGTGTACCTTCATCGTCTAGTACCATAGCCGCACATAATTCTACCATTTCAGGATAGTTGTTTGCGTCTTGTGTGCTGGTTGCTATTTTAATGAAGTGTTCTAGTGGTTGCTTATCCCATACGAAGAATTCTAGTCCTTCTGGATAATCTTTTAGTGTATCTGCGTCTTCTAGTGTTACTTTAACTAGTTGTGGCTTTGTTGCGAGTTCTTTTAATTGTGTCATATCTTATTCCTTTATATCTCTATCGTTTAAGTTGTGTATAGCACTTAATGTAAATGCTATTCTGCTTTGTGCTTTACGAATGTCTCGTTCTGCACAGCGAAGTTCATTCTGAGCTTTCGCTATCTCCATCTCCATCGACTTCAGTATCTCCTGAATGGTCTTGTTTTCCCATATCTGCATTTGTATTTACCTCTTTCTTTATATCTTTGTGTTTTTTAGACTTAGCATCGGGTAGTTCTATACCGTGCTCTTTTGCATACTCGTCTAAGTCGTGTTCAACACCACTTATGCGAATAATTCTAGTAGGCTTTGTCCATTTACCTTCTAGATCGTAATTTCTTAAGAATTTATGTTTCATATGTTTGTCCTCAAATAATACAACTCCCCTCATAGAGAGGAGTTATACATGTTTATCGGGTTGTTATACAGTTGATGCTGTAAGCTCACCATCAACGATGATTTCTACTGGTGATATCCACACCGCTGCATCCATAGATGCTGTTGGTGCTAATCCGCCAATGAAGCCTTCACCTTTAACATAGTGATCTGCACTGTCGGTTCCTTCGAACGCTACTGTGAAGAACACTTTAGTCTTAGATGTTGATGTAGCAAAGAGACCGTTAAGAGCAACTGTGTTAGTTGCGCCTGCTGATCCGAAGAATGTATCTTCGTCTAACAACATGTTACCAGAAACAGAGTTCTCGTTAACTGTTGTAAATGCTTTGCTTGATGAACTATCAAGTACTGAATATCTTACGATGCCTGGTGCTGCATTGATTGTTACATCTTGGACGAAAGGAATAACCATTCCGTCTGTTGCGCCTGGTAAAGATAGAGCTTCAGTGTTACCTAATGTTAGGATTGCTTGACTACCCGCTGTTATGTTCATTACTGCCATTGTATTTCTCCTATATGGTTGTAAATGTATACTCGAAAGTATATGTTATAGTATCACCTTCAATTTCTTGTTCATAGCCACTGTCAGCAATTTGGACATTAAATCCATTTGCTGTGTTAACTATGTTCTTGGCATTGAGCATGTTTTCTATAACTGTTGGGTTATTTGCTTTAATATTTTTAGCATCTTCGCTTAAGAAGGCTTGGACTACGGTTTCTGTCTGATAGACTGTACCTTGATCCAGTGTGCGATAAAGTTGAACTTTTGATTCGTCTTCATCGCTAACATATACTACACGCATGTTTTTAACATACAATGGCTCACCACTAGCACTCCACGGTAGTTCGTTTGCTTCTAATGAATAATCAGTTGAAGTAACGCCACCGTTTGCTAGTGTGTTAGCCAATTGTTGTAGTATAAGAGTTCTAATACTCATTAGTTAACTCTCACCACTGTTGATCTACGCCTGCTACGCCTTACAGTCTGGTTAGTCCAGACCTTTTCAGAATTTTCAATTGTACCATCGCCGTCTGCATCATACCAATCAGCAAGTGCTATAAGCTCATTAAATAAGCCTTGGAACTTGTTTTCATAGAATGTTATTTTCTGCACTTCACTACTAATTTCTCCAGTGCCATCGGCATTGAAGTCAGCAATTAAAGGACAAATATAATAATACAGTGCATAGAATACACATAAATCAGTAAATTCTTGTTGTCTACTAAGAATGTAATTTGGATTAAAGTCAGGCATCAGTGCCGGATTCGACACTGATTGACCTGTGTAATTCAAATATCCTTGGTACCAAGAACTTGCCTTAAATTTAGTGTTTATGCGATCGGTGGCTTTAGTAAGCATGTCTTCAATGAAGTCAGTTACATCAACGAACCCGCTTTCTGCCGGTACTTTGATAACATTTGCTTCTAATAATCGTTGATCTTTCTGTAAGACATCGGTATATTCTGCGTATGATGTTACATTTCCTGCGCCGTCTGTTACGAATGCCATAATATTATCCTAATTTAAGTAGTCTCGTTACCAGCTGGTAAGTTGTTGCTTCTGAAGAACGCCGCACCTACTGCTTGACCAATTAATCCATCATAGAACGCTTGGTTACCGATGTCACTTAGTGAACCGATAGCTGCTGTTCCACCTGCTAATGCAACTTGCTCGTTAAGTGCAAATTCTGCTGCTGGATCGATTACTGCGATGTAGTTACCGTTATCTAGAGTTCCGCTGTTTTGGACTCTAAGTAAAGATACACCTTTGGCTACTGATGCAATGTTAAAACCGATTGTATCAATTGATGTACCAACTGCGTTTAAGCCAGTCATTCTAACACCCATTTTAGGTTTGATATCTGCATAGCCGTCTCTGATTGAACCTCTGAACTGATGAGTCTGAGTGTCTACATCATACCATGTTTCTACTAAAGGACCTTCGTCTTTGACTGCATAACCTAATGCGTCTGGTGACATAATCAAGTTAACACTTGAAGTTGCTAAAGCAGATGCTGTACCAACATCAGCGTTGTTACCTGCTGTGTCTGGATCAAATCCGTCTGCCGCTGTTAATAAACCTGCGATGTCAGTTGCTTGTGCTAAGCCACCACCGATTCTTTGTAGAGTTGAACGATATACTAAGTCGTATCCACCGTCGCTTAATGCTTCTAGTGTTACATCTGAACCTACACCACGCTTTTGTAAAGCAATGCTTACTGCTGTTGGTGTTAAAGTTGAAGTAGCTGCTGTAGCAATTGAACCGCCTTCTGCGACATTTGCTGCGTTTGTGTACTCGTTTGTTACTGGGAACCTTACTGTTCCACCTGTTTCACCAACCATGTTGATGCTGTTGCGAATTAACGCTGAGTTAGGGAGCAGAGTAGCATTCATGAAGTATGGTACTAGGTCTGCAACTAAGTCAGTATATAACTGTGCAACTGTTGTTGAAGTTGTCATATGTTATCTCCTTAAGATTGACAATTTATATTGACTAAAGTACATTATTATACTCTAGCCTTGCTTTGTTTGATGTCGCTAAGTCTAGCCTTTATCATATTATCTGTGATATCACTAGAACTAACTGCACCTTTACGATTAAGACGCAAATTTAAATACGCCTCTCTGTATGCCGGATCATTCTTTACTTTGTTCTGGTCAACTGGCTTAACGCTTTGTTTACCTTCACTTGAAGTTCTGTTTTCACCTAATGGCATTTCAACACCCTGTTTCCCAAAGTTAAGACCTAAGTTCTTACCAACTAGTTCTACAGCACTCTTGTAATCTGGTGTTTCACCATCAGTGGTAAGATAACTCTCACCTGATCTGATTGCAAAAGTATCACCTTCTACTGCTAACATTCCGTCTGCTTTCATTAATGTAACTACTGCTGACTTCTGTTGAGCTGTCCAATTGCTTGGCATAGCACTATTAAGTTGGCCCATATGGTCCTTTAACAGTAAGTCTGTTTTAAGGCTGTTAACTTGTGATTTAAGTTCTTCTACAGTTGCTTCACGCTTCTTAACTGCATCTCTTAATGATTCAACATTTAGTGATGAGCCTTCTTCGCTAGGGTTACTGTCTTGAAGTGCTTTAACAACACCTTTAACACTGTCAATGCTATCGACATTTAAGTCTGATATTAATCTAGACTCAACTTCTCTTTTAGCATTAGCACCTATTTTGTTAACATCATCTCGAGTATACACACGAGTTCCATCAACGGATAACTTACCGTCTCTTTGTTCAACGCTTGGCGTTGTATTTTTCTCAGATTTAACCGTTTCCATATTGTCGACGCTATTTGCGGAATCTGTTACCGGAACACTTTGTTCAGTATGTTCAACTGTATTTGTGGAATCTGCTTCCATTTTCTATCTCCTAGTTATCGCTTGAGTGAGCGTATTTTACCTTATAAAGGAACACCTACTATGGTACTCCTACCTGTACTTAAAGACTATTGTTTGTGTAAGAACCTTCAACTAATTGTGTTAAACGTTCTTGTATCTTTTGTTTGAGTCCTGGACCAAAGTCAGCATCTTCTGACTTTGCCATTGCTACTCTTAATTCGTATTCTTCGTGAGTCTCAAATGGCATGTATATAGTTATGCCCTCCTCACTGGTATGACTATGTGTTCCTGAGCCGCCTAATGCATTAGCCATTGCTTCTGCTTCTTCTTGTGTGGCGCACTCTTGATCGTCTTCATAGTTATCTGGACCAAACACTTTCTCAAATCTTTCATAAGTGAGTAGTAACTTGTCCAGCTCTTGTAATTCGTTTTCTAAACCTTTTTGGTTATACAGTCTATTATATGATACTGTTAAATCATCTGGCATGCTTAGTCCTTGCCAATCAAACCACATAGGCCATAATACATTAGCTTCTGCGTTTTCTAATGACACTGCTTTCTTGCGGATCATTGCTTCTAACTTGCTGTCGTACATTTCTATTTGTGCACCACTGTTTGATGCTTTAATCATATCCTCTGATCTGATCATTGCAATTTCATTCATCTTACTAATCTTTTGATCTATAAGTTCACGCAACTCTTTGATACTATCCAAAGGTGGTGACTTAAATTCAAAGATATAGTTAGGTTGCCCATTGAGACTATTCTGTACTTGAATTACAGAACCAGGCTCAGCTCCAACATTAAAGTCATTTTGCGTTAATGTTGTTTCATCTACAACTGTTACAGGATGAGCACCGTACGAAATGCTACTGTATATTTCCCCGTAGTCTCCATATATGGAGCGTTGTATTTGAGCTATATCAAAGACCGGCGTGTGACCTATCCCATTGTAGATCTTGGTGCTCTGATATATGGGACTTACAGGTGGGTATCCAAGCGGGTTAGCTTGAACTGTTCTGTAGAATCCTTTGTCATCGTCATCTTCACCCTCTTCGTCAAAGATATATTCAGCACCTTCTGGTACATCTATATCATCTTCTCCTAGTGGTATAAAGATTGTTTCAATTGTGTCGGCTGTTATGTGTTGTAATATTTGTACATCAGGCTCAGTGCTAATGCGTAACACTATGCTTTTAAGTTCTAGATCGCCGTTAGCGTCATATCCATACTTCCAATTAAGTACATCTAGTGGTGAGTGCATTCTCCATTTAGGATAATCAGCACCTGCCAATTTTAAGCAACTTACCCATACAACACCGTATACAGTACTGTATGTGTCTACCATACTCATAAATTCATTTAGACTATTACCTTCGCCATCACAGTTACTCATGAAGTCTGTAATATCTGCTTCATCTGGGAGGTTACGCACAGGAGGTGAACGGAATAGTATTGCGTTGTATTCGCTTACATACAGTCTAGTGTAGGGAAGAACGGGAACATTAGCAACTTTCTCAGCGTAGAACGAACCTAAGTTACTAGCGCCGCCTGAGTCTGCTTCTTGTTGTGTATTTACTGGACGAACTACTTCTGTGGTGTAACTACCTGTTACTACGCCGTCTTGTTGATCGTATGTTCTAATAGTGTCACTAGGTGTGCTTTGATCAATAGAATATGATCTTAAGTATTGTGCGTCTCTGTATTCAACCCCACCCCAGTATGATCTAACTGCTAATAACCAGTCATCTGAATATCGTTGATATAGCTCATGTGAACCAGTGATATAATCGTAATAATTGAAGGGTGCGGCCATATAATATTCCTATAGTGAATAAGTACCTTGCTTTGCCGGTGCAAGTTGTATTATGTTATAACAACTATATTTATCCGATCGGCAAATATTTTAGGTGCTTTAAGGTAGTATAGGGTTTAAGCCGCCGTTTGTACGCTGATTGTATATTTGTTTACCGTAGCGTTGTGCATCACAGTAGTCAATGTATGTTTGACTATTAGCCAATTTATGTTGTGCTTTGTCCATATCATTTAATTGTTTGTATGCGTTTATAAACAATTCAAACATTTTTATGCCTGGGTGTGGAGCAAATTCCTCTGTAAATGTGGTAATACCATCTTCTCTGTCTAAGTCTGCAAGTGTATTAATTGTTTTCATTTCTATTCCTGTTTATTTCTCGTATTTTTTCATGACTGTAACAACCATGTTTCTCACTGTAGTACTTTGCATAAATGTTTAGTTCGTCTAATGTGGACATTGTCCAAGTGTATTCTTTACTAATTGCTACTTTACTTTGATCAAATGCTTTACTCCATTGTGAGCGTGGCAGTGATGGATACCAGTGTAATAAGTATGTTGCTGTTATCAT